TCATGGAGATGAGCTAGGTCAGCAATTGTCTCAATTATATTCCACGATACAGAATCAGCATCTCTTGGAGCGTATTGGTCTAGAACGATAATGGCCACTACAACACGCAGGACAATGTTCATCTCTCCGGTTGAATGGATTGAGCTTGGAATCCTACGAACAGCAACACGAGCAGCAGGAGCAGTTAGGCCCCATTCCTCAATGTCATTTTCATCAAACAAGCCGTCGTACCAATCAACCTCTCTGAGTTGCGTGACCTTGTCCTTAAGCGTATCAATAACTCTTTGTCGATAGTCAGTAACCTTGCTCATGGGAGACCTTTAGCCTCTTCTAGAATATTTAAGATCTCCCGTCATCACATATGTATTAATGATACTTGTGATACGTTTAATGTTCTCAGGGGAGAATCCCATGAATGGACGTGCAGGTTGATCAGACGTTCCATATTGGGGATAAGAGGCATGTTCAGCCCCCGCCTCAACGATAAAATCGCTTTTATCAACAAAGGCTTCTTCGATAGAATCTTTTAATTCACCAGTGTCCACCAGAATACTAGATGGATTAGACCTGCCTTTACGTTTCTTGGTCTCTACCGTCTCATCAGCGAGAGGTTCCCAACGATCACCGTCAGGGCTTTTCTTGGAGACTGCAATACGATGGCGGATAGACTTCTGCATATATTCCGATGCAACTTCCATCGCTGGTTGTGTGTTTTGAACACGATCCAGAATTCCACGTATGCGTTTAGATAGTTCATTAAATCCAGTTGATTTAAATGATACTTCTACCGATGGCATTTAGAACCTCCCCAGATTAAGGAAGCCTCCCATTCCTACTCCTGTTGTAGGATCAGGTTCACCATCACCATCACCGTCAGGTGGCTCTTCTCCGAGACCAACCTTTCCAGCAGCAATAAGCTCAAGCATTCTCAACGCATCTTCATATCGAACGCGCATCTCATCAGTTCTTTGACCTCGACCCATGGCCATCTTGTATATAGCGATATCAATAGCACATGTCTTGATGACACCAGGAGGAGGAACAATTGGAATAGTATAGCGAGCGGATAGATACGCATTACACACCTGATCCGCTGCTATAAGATTACTGTTAACTACAGCAGTATCAGCAATTCGATCACCATTGTAGTCAGCGACCCTAGTGAGAAGATCAACGCCGTAGACATCTTCAATATCTTGTTGAGTTGCATATGGCATCTACGGCTCCTAGATATTACTTCTTCTTACGAGAACGGCGGGCCGGAGCACCATCATCAACAGGTGCATCATCACCGGGAAGATCACTACCCTCATCGGTATCACTCGTCCGAACCATCTCTTCATCTTGGGACGGCTTCTGCTTTTCACCACGAGCAATAGCCTGGTCTAGCTCATAGAGAGCCTGGGTCTGCTGTTCCCAAACGGTTCCATTTTCAGCGAGCTTCTTAGACTCATCAGGAACACCCTCACGAGCCTTCTCTTCAGACTCAAGAGCCATCTTACGAGGTTCATCTGTTGCCCGATCACGACGAGCGTCAAGAGCCTGCTGAACCTTACCAGTTTCCTCACCGTCAAAAGGATCGTTAACAGCCGTCCCCTTGGTAGAAGCAGGAGTAAGAGGTTCAAAGTTCTTATCTTCATCACCAAGACCAGGAGCTGCAGCGCCCAAATCCGGTAGAGCACGAGTCCCTTCCTCTTCACCCTCACTGAAGAAATCCTGACCTTCCTGATCAACAGGAACAGACGGGGGCTGGCAAAGGCGTGGAGTCGAATGAGCGTCTACCGAAGCCGGATGGGGCGTCTCATCAACCCGAACAGCGGGGACCTTAGTGTAAGTGGGCGTGTCAATATCCTGGTCGCCAACACCGTGCTCTCCTTCCGTAACGCGAGGGGATGGAGGCTGCTCACCATTAGGAGTCTGGAGAGTAAGATCCAGGGTGGTCATCTTCTGCTGTTGGGGAGGGCGATTTTCCTCTTCAATCCTGCGCCTTTCTGCGTCAAGATGTTCCCGACGACCACGACGAATCTCCTCCAGCTCTGGAGAAATTCTTCTCATATTATTACTTCCTATATTGATTGAACGACGACGACCACGAGCTTCACGATCTCGCCATCCAGATGGAATATCAGGCACTAAGCGTCTCCTCTTAGTAAAGAAAAAGTGCTCTCAATTAAATACCAAGAGCACTTGATTAATTAGGCTTTATTAAGCTGCGACTTTATGCTTAAACGCAATAATCTTAATGTTGCGAGCATCAAAAACACGAGACCAGTTCGCAGCTGTAGAAAGCTCAACGTTTGTCGGAGTAGGTCCAACAGGGGTACCAATCCACTTAATACCACGCGGATGCATCAAGAAATTGCGACGCTGCACAATCCATTCCTGACCACCACCCTTGAGCGAATCACGTCCAACTTCAACCGGAACCTTCGGAGGATTTTCAGCAAAGCCAATAGCACCACGACCAAAGATATAGGTTGTGAAATTACCCGTCCCAGAATTGTAAGGGAACGCAGACGACTCAATTACACGCATTCCGAGATATGTCGGAATATTCATTACGCCAGTCGAATCCGGAACCGTCTCAATCATATCAGTCTTGACGAGATTCGCCATGGTGATAGGATGAATACCGACAGCAACGAGATCAGTCCGCTGTTCCGACAACTTAAAGGCTGCATCCACGAAAGACTCAGCATCAAAGTTAGCAAGTGCACCGGTCAGTGCTGTGATATCATGGACGTTAGCCGTCATATTGGTTGCTGCCATCGCACCTGCAAGGGTGGACAGGAGAGCAATCTCCATACGGTTGTTCCAGTAGGTAGCAAAGCGGCGGGCGATCAATGTAATAGGATCAAAACCAGCAAGGTCTGCAGCAAGGTCAGTAGCACCGAATGCCTTAGCACGGTACATCTTAACGGCAATATCCTGACCAGTTGTGACCTTGGCCACAGTCAGATCGGTATCGTCGTCAACAACCTCTTCAGCACCAGTCAGATCATTGACGAAGGGCATGTTGATTGTGAGACCAGCAAGCTGAGCACCCACAACGTCAGACATATCCTCCATAATGCCCGACTGAAGAAGACGAGAATTCTCAAGCGTCAGCTGAAGAACATAGTTATTGAACTCTTCCGGGACAATCATGTCCGCGAGTTTTGTAGTCATTTATCTTATCTCTCAAATGAATGATTGCCCGCCATAAATGCTTAGGTTCTAACACCAGCTTCTGCTTTAAGCTTCCTGGCAAGCTCGGGGTTACTAATCATTGTTTTATGCTGTTCTGTTCGATTGAACGAAGGACCAGCTTTCCAAGGGTTATTTGTGGAACTAGGAGATTGAACTCCATGATTACCAACTGTCATACCGATTGCCGCCTTCTGCTCAGCCTTGAACAAAGACGGACGGGACTTCTTGATTTCATCCAAAAGATCATCAACTGTCATGGGGACATCATTCAAAACATCCTTCATCAGTCGATTGCCCTGATCGTCAACAACTTCAGTGCTAAAAACACCATCCTTTTTCCTAGTACGGACGCGGTTTGCAGCAAGCATTTCGATCATGTCAGCCGCTTCGTCCAAAGGACTCATTTTGGATAGCTTCGACTTAATAGCGTTATCAACCATCAGCTTTTTGAGCTGAGCTTCGAGCTTCTTATTAGTCTCTCGCTCTTTCTCGACTTCATTCTTCAACTCAGTTTCACGAGCCTGAAGAGCGGTTTTAAGAGTTGACTCGGTTGCAGCAATCTTTTCTTGGGCCAGTCGTTCTGCTTCCTTGGTAGGATCAAGCTTGGATAATTTATCAAATGATTCAAGCTTTGTTCGAACGTCAGTCGGATCAAGTCCCTCAAAATCTTTGAGCTTCTTCAGAGCATTGCGAGCTTCACTAGGATCGATATCACCTAGAGATTTCACACGCTCCTCAAGATCTCTCTTTGTTTGACGTTCAGCACCAAGGGCAGTCTTCAAACCTTGGACATTATCAAGTTCAAAACCTTCACTAGGCTGAACATTAAGAACAAACTTCCCGTTCCTCTCAGTGTAAAGACCACGAAGATTCTCATCGACCGAATTCAAGTCGGTCACAGCAGCAAGAATAGGCATTTAATCCATCCCGGATCTTATGCGGGGCATCCCACCCCTTAGGTTAAACTGGTCCTCAAGCTCAAATCCCTTGAACCGGACCAAATATTTACAGGTATAAAAACATTCCATTCACATCATTAACAGCAACAGCAGTTGTATCTGCATCAGTTGCTAGACCAGTAATCGCGTAAGCTATTCCTGTTGTGAAGGGAATTGGAAAAGGAAATGAAGCACTAACAGTTTGTCCCGCAGGAATCACAATGGTAAGAGCTGGAGTACTAGTTCCTACAGTTGGTGCTGTAGCCATATCGTAAAACTTAAAGGACTTAACAGCAGCCGATGGGTTGGAGAGAGAATATCCGTAAACTCTTCCAGCCGTAGTTTTAACCGAAGTAGCATTGGTTGTTGCTGCGGCTAATACACGTCGGCGAGTAAGATTTGTCCCAACATCACTTGGTTCAAGGGTAGAGAGTTGATACTGTGTAAGGTTTCCGCTAGCGTCTTCCCAATACCTTGCATTTAGTGTATTTAGTCCATATTTAAGAATTCTTGTTACAACACCCATCTGATCGATCCACGGAATAGTTTATCCTCTAATAACATACAGCGGCGATACCTTACGGAGTCCTTCAACATATCCCAGTTAGTGGGACCGCTGTTGGCGCGCTCAAGCAGGCGAGGAGACAAACCCGCGAGCGCACGCTCCGTAATTCATGTGACCTCTTCCGCAGGTACAAAGACGACACCTTGATGTTCATCAAAGACTACGTAATCGCCAGGAAAACATGAACGTATTTCATTGTTTTTAAACATGGAAAACCCTCCCCAGAGATTGAGGAGGAGTTCGCCTTTCATCATTCGCGTAATCACCCAGGGAGGAGCAACTTCCTCAGCCACCTTCCCCCACTTTGGCATCTTCCAACGATTGACTGGCATCACAAATCC